CTTCGGACTTGGATCAAGAAGAAAAGGTTGATCTTGCACAAGATACATTAACAATTATAAGCACAGAAATTGATTTAATTGAAACTGATTTAAATAAAGATTCGTTAAAAAGAATAATGAAAACCCTTTACATGGAGAGTATAACAAATGAAGAGTGAAGAAATATCTGTCACCGAAGAAGAAATTCCAGAATCTGCAAAGGTAGATACTGATTCAACTGAAAAGGTTGAAAGGATTAAAAAGGCTGCAAGTGCGTATCGAATGGAATCTTCAATCCACGGAGTGAAGAGCGGAACAACTAAAATTGTTCCAAACAAAGAAAACTTTGCAAGTTCTGTTCGTCTCACGGTTAACCCGACTGGGTTATCTCAAGTAGTAACCGAAAAAGAAATTAAAAGAGGAGATCTTTTAGAAGAATGCTACTACTATGTCATGGAGTCTCGCAGGGATGACATGTTTATGGCATTACGAGATAAGGTTGCAGCATATCTCATGTGGACTTTACCCGAAGATGATGCTGTTTATAAGTCAGATGAAGTTGGTAACCATGTAATTTTACCTCTCGGTAATGCTCTTGCATATGGTCCCTCAGCAACACCAAACGCTTATGTTCAGTTTGACTCAATGATGCGAGTACTTAGA